GGGCCACTTGCGGTCAAGCACAAGAATTGCAATAGCAGAATAGTTCATCAAATCTACAAAGGAATCTCTCAAGGATTCGTTGGAGGGGTGAGCGCCGCTATCGAGGAGATTATTGATGCGAGCAATTTTGTCCCACATCCGCACTCGGAGTCCATTGAGTGCGCCACCTGGACTGTGAGCGATGTTTTTCGGACCGTAATCGTGATGCTTTCTGAGCAAGAGCGAGCCTGCTGTGTCATAGATTCTCCAGACATCTTCGACAAACTGTCCACTTACTTTCTTGCTGGCATCGGTTGACAGGTAATAGTCCCAGCCTTGTAATCTATCGCTACTATTATCATCCCCATATCCATCAATAATCTTGCTGCCTCTTGGAGAGACTGGTTCTTGTTCACTCACTTGACTCCTCCTACTAGGTTGGCTGTTGCTTCTTTTCCATTCACCAGATAGAAGTCTGTTATGTCCATACCTGGTGGTAATTGTACGATTTGTGAGTTCGTAACCTCACCTGCGACACGCCTAGAGAACTCTGCTCCTGGGTTGGTGCCATCATCTTTCACATCATTGTCTCCGAGAATATACACAACATCAAAGCCACCGAATAGTTTGGGATAGAAAGGTTTCCACGCCGCTACTCCAGGTACTCCTACTGCTGGTACACCACAGACTGCATCCATAATAATCGCATCGAACTCACCTTCACAGATGACGATGCTCTTAGTTGCAGACATTGTAGCTACAACATTGAACAGGTGAGTCTTCTGTCCTACAGGTGAGCCATACTTTGGCTTGCCATCATCAAGCCTGCGGAACTTGAAACCTACACATAAATCTAAAGCGGTGAAGTAGGGTATGGAAATCCAACCCTCATATCCTTGATGCCCTTCTATCGGATCTGTGATAGTTCCTAGTCGGTAGCGAGCTGCTACCTCTTCAGATATTCCACGTCCTGCGAGATAGGCTAGAGCCTCGTCGCTTATTGCCTCCGCGTAATGGTGAGCTGCCTCCTGTAACGATTTCGCCTGCTCTTGCGAGAGCATCTTTGAACCCCACATTCTCTAATTCCATTATGACATTGACTGCATTGCCACCCTTGCCACAGGTGTGACAGTAATACAAGTTGTTGTATGTATCTATGACTGCACTCTTGCGAGAGTCATCGTGCATACAGCAACGCACTGAGACGTTGCGTCCCTCTTTCACTTCTCCTCCGAAGTGTCTTACTACCTCTGCTATGGAGACTGAGTTTGCATCTGAGTTGGTCTTTGACCTCTTCGCACGAACCACCCTGGACCAGTCTTGTGCTGGCATCCGCAGTCTCCTTCACACTTCTCGTGAAACTCTTTGGCTAGGTCAGTCTTACCAATAGTGTTGTGATGACCTGCCCAACTACAGCTACTGCAAATCATTCTTCTTCTCTTTCTTCTTCCTTCTCTTCTACCTCAGTCGGTTCCTCTGGTAGTGGCACATCTTCTGCTGTCCATATCTTGCTCGTTGTTATCTGTCCTTCTGGTACTGGCATCACTTACTCCTATCTTGTAACCATTGGTCTAGGTCTTGGATTACCCAAGCCTTCTCTACTCCGTGTTGTCTGCGCTTGACTATGACGAAGGCTGGTGGGTTGACGGGTAGTCCACGAGCCTTCGCATAGTTGGCTGCCTCAGTCTGAGCTTCTGCCCAGAACTGCGGAAGATTGATTGACTTACGGTTCTTACACTCCAGAATATAGGTCTGACCTGCGATTATGGTAACGATGTCACCTTCATCATTAGATCCCGCCTTGGCTAGGCGCTCAGCAAAGTGTCCAAGTTTCCTCAAGTATTTCATTACATCCGTCTCAAACTTGGAACCTTTTTGCTTATTGTATGAACTCACAAAGCCCTCGCTAAGTTAGAGTTATAGACCATCCTGCCGTAAGCATCAGCGTCAGATATCTGGCAGGTAGCAAAGTTTACGAATAAACCTGCCCAATCCTTTCCATCAACTGAATGCTTTCCGAAACGATTCTTTACGGCTGCAACCCTAAGCGTATGCTCAAACGGGTTGTAACCCAGCGTGAGTATCAGAGCTGGTAGTTGAGATACCTTACCTTGGATTGCTCGTCGGTGCGGTGGCTCAGTCATAGATCCGTACTCAGTCTGTTCTGATACGTGATGCAGAACAACGACACAGGCTTCTGTCTTGCGTGCCATATCGTGTAGCTCCACCATTATCTGGCGTAAGCCTGCCCACTCATTATCAGATTCAGCGATGACATTCATCAGGTTATCTACGACTATCAACTGTGGTGCGATGCCATAGAGTTCAATGTAAGCCTTTACCTCTGCCTCAATATCATCAAGGTTTGGTGATGAATCAAAGACCCACTGTATGTGTGATATAGCCTGTAGATTTTCTTCATAAGCATCAGGGTTGATACTCATTTGATTCTCTACAGTCTCTTGGGTGTGACCTGCTAGATGTGCTGCAGCACGCAACATCACCGTAGCAGTATCGGTATCTGCAGAAAAGAACAGAGTAGGCACCTTGGCCTTGATAGCGTACACAAGAGCGAACATAGACTTTCCAGCGTTAGGTGCAGCGGCAACCATACACACTTGACCACGCCGAAACTTTATGCCTTTAGCATCTAGGTCTTTCCACACAGTCGGAAGTGGCTGCGCCAATGTATGGGCAGACTTCCAAGCGCGGTCTAACCTAAGCACTTTCCTCCCGTCGTAAAACTATTCTTCTTTGTTTTCTTATCTGCTTTCGATGTGCCTCTGTAAGGCCACCCCAGATTCCGTAACGCTCGTTATGGATACCCCATTCTGCACACTCAGCTTGATGGATACAGTTGTTACATATACTTCGAGCGAAGTGCGTTTCAGGCTTGCTTCCTTGCCCTGGTTCTGGAAACCAGAAGTCGCTACCTGATTGAGCGCAGAGAGGATCCTCGAATTCACGAGGCTCTCGCATTGGGTCATCGGACCCAGATAGTTTGGCACTTATCTGTAGCACCCTTTGGTGCGCTACACATATAACCTTTCCAAGGACCCTTAGCACTTACGCCTTCTTTGTAAGCCATCGGTCCGTGTTTACAGAAGTTACCTGACCCAACAGGAGCAATAGTTGGTGCAGGTGCAGATGCTACTGGCGCAGCACTTGGTACGGGCGCAGCAACTCTAGTGCCTGAGAATGATTGGCTAACGCTTCCAATGAGGGCAGAAAAGTCCTGCGCTGTGGATAACAGCGCCTCAAGTTCTTCCTTATTCGCAGCGTACAAATTGATAAGAGTTCCATCTGGTGCTTTGAAATTCACCTGGAACTTTGTTGATTCTGGTGCAGCCATTATTTATCTCCAGTCTTTTTGATGGAAAGCCTTGCGCTTTCCTTCCCTTGTTTCATCGGCACGAAGCCTAGTGCTTTCTCCACTGCTTCTTTGTCGATGGTATTACTCTGAACAGTAGACCACTTGATCTCGTATCCAGTAGTAGTAACTCCAGTTTTACCAAGCAACTTATCGCGTAGTGCTTGTTTCTTTTCTTCCAATGTTTTTATTTCGGTGTCTACCTGCGTGTAATGCAGTGCATCCATCGCAGCCTCGAAGTCATCAAGCTGAGGTAACTCAGACTTGGTAAGTCCTTTTTTTATACCAACGCATCCCATCTCACCAGAGGCATCATAGAATTTGCAGTAGCTCTGACAGTAGCTCTCGTGCCTTTCGGGCGCAGGAGCGTCAGTCATAGTCCGAATCGCTGCTAACCAATTCAGAGCCTCTAGTGCGATGGCCTCGTCATATGGCTCGGAGTGAACAAGAATATCTCGCTCATCTCCGTCACGAGGTATAGCTACTAGGTTCACGTTCTGGACCTTCCCCAAGCCAGACTTAGAGATCAGGTAGCCATAGACTTGTACTTGCCAGCGTTGCTGTTCTGACGGAAAGTAAGAAAGGTTCTTGACTTTCGTAGTCTTCCAGTCAACGACATCCCCTGTCCCAGGAATGAAGCAATCAACGTGGGCCTTCATACCGTCAAACTCAACGGTCTTCTCCAGAAGGACCTCTTGATTGCCTGCAAGTGCATTCTCTATTGCAGCGTGGATAGCAGTACCCATAATCGCTGCGAGTTTTATCTCGTTGTCATTGGTTTCAGGTTGACCATTCAACCGATACCAAACCTTACGTCGACAGCCACCAAGTTCTGATGGACCTATCTGTACCTGCGTGGAACGACCACGCTTATTCTCCTTCTCGTGGAGAGCCTTGACTAACAGCTCTTTGATATCTACAGCCACTTCGCTTTTTCCCATCGTGTAATTGTAATGTTGAAGAATACCAAATCTATCTGACAAATTCTAGCAAGTATCACAAATGGTGTTGATTCATATTCGTGATAGTAGTTGATACCAAAGCCCCAATTTTGCAGGCTATTAGGATTCAAGTAGATGGTCCACTGTGACCAATTCTTTTTCACGTTAGCTCCCGTCTCTGAGTAACTAATTGAATCGGAGGGCAGGTATTGATGTCAAGCATCGAAGCAACCTGAACTGCTTTCTCGGCGTGTTGCTCTACATTACCAATAGTGAGACGACCCATACGATCATAAAGATAACCGAGAGCATAAGCGCCGCCACTGCCGATTCCATAAATACCGCTATCACTTTTGATGAACGACAGGTCCGTCGCGATATGGAATACATTCCCATCAAACGCGACAATGTAGTCGAATCCTGCTTCCTTATCTTTCGACGCTTCATACGGGTCGTATCCATTCTCTTTGAAAGCCGTGAGTATTGATGGCATCACTTTCTTGCCCATCCATTGAACGGGATCTGCACCCTTGTATACAGGCGGAGTCCAGTTATAGGTCAAGATGTCACCAGGTCTAGCATCACCGACAATACCTAGCAGGTACTTACCGATGTGAATTATTTTCGGAGTTGAGGTACTAACAGTCCTCATACTGTCCTCGGTGATTTGGCTATCAGCAGCCAAGACTGCAACGTTCTCCAGCTCTACTGCTACCAATGTTGTCATAGCGGAATCATACATCTCTCGGCGTGTCGTCGCGGTAGCGACACACCTTTTCACTACAATATGAGCCATCAGGCGAATTACAGTACGGCCCTCACGGGCCGATGGAAGTGAGGACTGTGTTGTTCCGTCTACTTCGGCTGCTGAAATATAGCCAAGACATCCCGCCAATTCAAGCCTCTGACCTACGCGATGTAGGTCCAACCCACCAGTGTGTCTGTGGTTGTACCGTGTTCAACACGTATGTCCAGTTTGAGAACTATGAGATAGTTTGGTATGCCTTGGATGTACAATGTGCTAATTGTGGAAACCTACTCAAAGCTCCTTGCCCGATAGATAATCCAGAGGCACAGTGAACATTCCCCTGACAGAAGAAGACTTGGTTATAGCCGAAGAACTGTCAGAGAGGACCTATCAGAAGTACAAGAATTTCAATGGTCATTACCGCAACCTTAGATCATCACACTCCATTGGCAGGTTCGGTGAACTAGCTGCCCATAAATACTTCAAGCAGTTGGGTATGCAAACCAACCCACACTTTCTCAATGTTGAAGAAGATTCTCTCTGTGATATCACAGCAGATGCTGTGCGCTGGGATGTCAAGACGTGGAACAGTAACTACTGGAATGTCTGGGGTAGGGCAGTGTCAAGTAAGCAACTGCCATTCCTCAAGAAGAAAGCAGATGCCATTCTATGGACCTCTGTAGACCCGCTACAGCCCACAGAAGTAACCATCTATGGTTGGAATACTGTTGATGATATCGCCCGCTATGAGCCTATCTGGATGGGTCCAGAGGGCAACAAAGTACATAACCATCAGGTGCCAATAGGCGACATCTTGCCACTTTCGGGCATAAAAAAAGAAGCCCCACCCATTTCTGGGTGAGGCTTTTCCTCGCAGCTTTCTCTACAAACTACTTACGTCCGAACTCCTTGGATGATGGATCTAGCCACTTGAGTACTGGTCCAAGGAATCCAGCAAGTGCTGCTGTTCCAAGAACTTTCACATCGGTTTCGCCTGCTAGGTACAGAGCGATAGCAGCAGATGCTGCAGCGCGGAACCAGGTAAGCGATACCTGCTTGAGTTGTTCTTTCATTAGTCCTCCTTCGGACTGGGTGTTTCTTTCTTCTTCGGCTTCTTCTGCACCTTGGCGTAAGCCAAGCGAGCAGCATCAACCGTATTCCATTTCGGTTTATCGAGCCAAGGAAACCAAGGACTGGTGTCCTTAGCACAATCTTCCTTGATGGAAATATGCAGATGTTTGACGTGTTTATTTGATCCCGTATAAACGCGGTCCCCGCGTTCTTTAGACCAGATACGTCCACTAAAAATCAGATATGAGACTCGCTTGTCTGCCTTGAGTTTCTCGTAGATATCACCACAATCAATCCCATTATGTGGGTCGTGGGTAAGATCTACTGCCAACCCTGTGTTGTGATCTGAGTTAGGACTTGCCTTGATGTGAGCCTTGCTTGGTAGTAGGCCATCCGATGCCTTCTTGCGCTTGGGAGCAAGCGCAGTTGCCTGCCGTAGAACGGCAACAGCGGCAGGTGTTGCACTCTTTGCAAGTGGTTTCATTCGTCATCCTCTTTCTGCCAGAATCTTGTAGATTTCATCGACTCTCTTTTCAAGTCTGTCTACTGTGTCTTTCAATGATGACCCGCCATTGGGCTTGAGTTCAAATAAAAACGAACGGACTAACCACCGTAGTCCCATAAACAAAGTTGAGGCTAAACCAATTACGGTGGCAACAAGCGCTGCCCAATCAGCAGGGGTCATTGATGGCTCCTATACGGATCTAATAGTGACAACTAAGGTTCCGCCAAAGCCTGAGAACCTCTTGTCTTGCGGTGTACGGTTGATGAAATCCATCTCTTCTATCAGGCCAATATAGGATTCTCCTGTACGGAAGTCCTCTATTCGGATGGTATCGCCTGCATTTTCTACTGCTTCAAGCTGTTGCATTCTTGCCCAAGCAGAACCTTCAAAGCCCACTTGTACGCCGTACTTATCGGCTTCTCTGTCATAGCAGAACAGTGGGTATTGGATAAGTCTCTGACGTGGTACTGCTGGTAGAGACTTGAGTTGATAACCAGTAAACAATGGACCCTTGGTGTTATCAGTAGAGTTACGAGTCATTGTGAACTTGAAGCCCATATATTCCTGCGCTCCCTGTGGGTATGGAATACCAATCTCAGAGACGCTAGATTCTTGGGCAAAGGAACCAATCGGATACTCAGTATTGTCATAGGCAATAGATGAGATGTTGAGTCCACCGTTGGTGGTATCAATACGCGGGGTAAGTAACTTGAACAACTTGCCTTCAAGAGTGTTGTAACGGACATAGCCAGTTTGTAGATAGCCAGATGAAACGAGTGTGCTTTCTGACTCAATATAGACAGAGCCATTAGTTCCAGTGATGGCATTGGTTGTAAATGCTAGGCGCTCTGTGCCATTGATGAAGGCACAGGCTGTAGTCTCGTGAGCAGTGCTACCTGTAGCCTTGTAAGTGTCATAGGCATAAGGAAATACCAATGGTGCAATCTGTGTGGATAGGTCAAGGCGGATAGTTCCTGGCTCATCTTCTACGCTCGTTGCTGCCCAAGCAAACCTATCTCTGAAAGCAAAGTCATAGACAGGCTGGGTGTTCTCCCATATAAGCGGTCCATAGGCTAGTGATCCATCATCTGCTACTTGAGCAGCGCGGATACCTTTGGTTGTACCAATCATCATATAGCCAAGGTAGTAAGCAATCTTGTAGATGCGCTCACCGCTAGGCATTTCAGCAGCAGTGATAGCGCTGGTCAATGTAGGCATCGTTCCATTAGATGCCAAGGTGAACTTCTGGATATTGGATTGGGTACCAGAAAAGCCAGTGACATAGATAGCAGCACCGCTTGATGTGATGCTGGTGTATACGAAGTCGTCTACTGGATGGGTATAGACAGCAGTAGGTAGGGCAGTTGCTGTCGTAGAAATCTCATAAACCTTGTTGTTGATACAGGCAACGATACGTTCCTTGGTGAACTCCATTACTACGTTGGTAGCGATAAGACCTGTCACCTGAAACATCTGAGTGTTTGCAACAGTTGAATACTCGGAGTAGCCAGTCAATGGCTTCTTGTACATAGTCAACTTAGTAACACCACCGCTGGTTACGTTAGTAACCCAGTAGCAGTTGACACCATCGTCGCACATTGCATAGACCTTGTCATCGGTACCAGAGTTATAGTCAACAAAGTGTTGGACTACGCTAGTGATGGTTCCTGTTGATGGAGTTGAAGTTACATTCGATGCAGTCTTGGCATATGTCAGAGTTGTTGTGGTAGGAACTGTGGCAATGGTGTAGGTACCATTGAAGGTAGCATCTACGCCAGCGACAACTATCTCCATACCTACGGCTAGGCCGTGAGCAGCGCTGGTTGTCAGGGTAGCCACATTTGAGGTCAGAGCCTTATTAGTAACAGTTGCAGTGATAGTTGGATATATCTTGTCAATGTCATAGCCATCAAGCATTAGACAACCAAGGAAGGTGTTGTAGGTGGTAGCACCTGTGTTCTTGAGTTGATCCCATTGGATGGAGCGAAGGTGCTGTTGCGGTCTTAGGTTGTCATTGAGAGTTCCAGTAGTGTGGTGCGTAGCATCCACATCTAGAATCAAAGTTGCTTGACCTTTGGTCCAGACATCTACACCTTTGGATTCGGTGTACTGGAATCGCAGTGATTCATCCTGAGCAGGCTCAAAGTATTTGATGCCTTGACCTAGATGAAATGATGACTGCGATCTGAACCACCAGCCAGTGAGTGACTGTTCTCCAGCTTCACGGGTCTGGTCATACTGCTGCTTACGATACTGCGCCGTTACACGGCGATAAGGTGAATCATCACTGGCTGCCAAAAAGAATGGCAAGCCGTTGATGGCTATATCGTAGGCAACACCTGTGGCTTGATAGTTAGTCGAGCCTGCGGGATTGGAAAGGACATAGGGAATGCCCTCTGTTACATCAGATCCGTAGGACAATTACCTACTCCTTACTTAGAAAGTGCTGCGATTTCTTCAGGTGTCAAACCAAGTGCGGCTAACTTCGCCTCTGCTGCAGCCTTGGCTGCTGCCTTTGCTTCTTCTTCAGCCTGCTTAGCAGCGGCTTCTTCAGCAGCCTTGGCTGCCATCTGGTCGCGTTCTGCTAGTTCTGCTGCGGTAAGAGCAACAATTTCAGTCTTACCAGTAGAGCAATCAACGATTAGTTTTGTTGGTGCTTCAGACATTTACTTTCTCCCATTGTTGTAGTTCTTCGTTCCAAAGATAATTTTCTCCGTCTGTTGGGTATGGAACAGGTGCTTCCCATTGACAGGTATCTTCATTGAGTACCCACGAATCAAATGTCTTGGGTGGGATAAAAGCATCCCTTGCAGCATCATAAGTAAACCCAACGCTTGCATAGTTCTTGCGGATTCGTCCGTTATATGAAGTCTGAACCCACGTGCCACCTAGACCAAGTTCATTGGCTAGGAACTCTTGAGCAGTATTGGTATGTTCATAGTAGTCATTGACCACAAGAACTTGTGTAACAACATTGTTGTTATCTATCTGAGCATAGTGTGCCATTACGCTGCATACCTCACGATCACGATACCTGAACCGCCATTCCAACCAGGCGCATCTCCGCCTCCGCTAGAACCTGAAGTGTTAGCATTACCGCCATTTCCAGTATTTGGTGTAGCGTTAGCATTTCCAAAACTTCCAGAACTACCTCCAGTAGCGTATGTTACAGAAGAACCACTAATAGAGTTGGCAGTTCCGTTTGTTGCGGCTGCATTTGTTTGACTACCAGCCCCAGATGAACCTCCACCTTGACCAGGTACGTATGGAGTATTGCCGTTTACGTTACCTCCAGCATAACCTTCTACTGGTGTATAGCCCCCAGCATTTCCAGAACCTCCTGTGTTTGAGGTTGTATCTTGCGCTGAGCCACCTCCAGAACCTCCGTTTTTACCAGATGTTTTAGTTTTGCCATTAGTTCCAGTTGTTCCACCACCACCACCACCAGTAGAGGATGTAGAACCAAAACTAGAATTGCTTCCATTGGCTCCTTGATTTCCTCCACCTGAAGCAAATGCACCACCAGCACCACCTGCGCCAATAGTTACAGTAGTCGCAGAATTTGATGTCAGTGATTGACTAACAAATGACCTATAGCCTCCAGCACCGCCAGGACCTCCTTGCCATCCACCGCCAGATGTTTGTCCCGCTCCACCACCACCAGCAACTACAAGATAGTCACAGGTAAGGTTCTTCTTCGGTGTGAATGTGCCAGATGAGTAGAAGGTATGGATCCAGTAGGTACCATCAAAGACAATGCTGTCGCCACCAGTTGCTGCTGGAGCATTGGTAGGAGTTACGCCTTGCTTTGCTATGCCATAGAGGTAGAAGGTTGAGTACTGGACAAAATTGCCACCATTGTCCGTTATATCTATCTGAGTTATCGCAGAAGTATTGGACCATAATCCCGCAACAAGTGAAGCATAAGCGGTAGTGGCGTTATTCTCTTGGGTTATATCGGCTGATATTGATTTGTTATTTGATGATGTGTAATTAGGTATGTAAACATAATGAGAAGAAAAAGTGCTAGCAGTTTGATTTACGGTATCAGTATAACCAATGTTTAGATAAGTAGAATCATTTGATGAATTGGCAGTAGTACCGTTACCATAGATATTGCGCCAAGAATAACTGCTTGTGCTTCCATTGAATTTCAAACTCATATTTCCGTTTGTGTTTCCAGGTGTAATTCTGGCTGATACAAATAATGCTAAATCGGTATAACTCTGCGGAATGCTTGTGAAGGTAACACTGGATGCGCCTGCCGAAGGGACGACGATTTTTTCCAGAAGTACCATAGTCTCGTTTGCCATAGTTAGTTATCTCCTTTATGCCGCAGTAATGCCGTAGAGTGAGAAGGTTGAGCCTGACTTGTAAGTATCGCTAGGGTCAAGCAAGATAGTTACTGAAGTAATTGCTGCTGTGCTTCTCCATAGTCCAACAATGGCATCTGTTCCAGTCGCAGCCCTATTTGCTCTAGTCAAAACAGTTTTATTTGTTGTTGTATTGGAATAATTTTGAATATTTATTGTGTAAATATTTTCTCCGACGGAACCACTTGGATAAGCCAACGCACACAAATACATAAAAGGTGCATTATTCACTCTGTCGCTTGTCGCCGCAGTACCGCTTCCGTATATACGAGTAACGCTGTAATTGCTGTTCGTATCACTGTTGAATCTACAAACTACGTTGGCTGTATTTGCATTAGTAATTCCTAGATTTGCTACCAAAACCAAATCCGTATAACTACCACTAATACTAGAGAACGTCACACTACTTTGTGCACTACTAAGCGTTGTCGTTGCTATGGGCGTGTATGTAATTGAAGCTGGCATTAGACTTCTGCCTTTCTATTTACCTTGTTGTTATGTATTTTTCTACAAGACGCACAGTCTACACGCCCAGATTTTCTTTGAATCATATTTTCCTCAACCCAAGGATGGCCTTTACGACAGGAACCTCGTTTTTCTCTACGATTTTTTCTGCTACTTTCTGGAAAAACCCCGCCCTTCCAGTGTTTTGCGAGTTTCAAGTTCTTTTCAAAAGTAATTGCTTGAAGATGAGCGGGATTGATACAAGATCTATGCTGGCAAATTCCACCTTTACAAGACTCCACATCTGAACTGTGGCACATATGGTCAACTACGTATCCTTCTGGGATATGGTCATTATGAATAACGTACATCAAGCGATGTGTAAAAATTGTATACGCTTTACCATTTTTTTTACGCTTTATTATTCCATAACCTTCTGATGTTTTTGCGCCTTCCCAAAACCAACATTCTGTTTGTTCTTTTGTGGAAACGCGATCAAGAAATTCAGCAATATCATATTTATTGCAAAGCAGCTCGTGGCGCTTGATAACAATTCCTGCTGCCATTGGTTACGCTCCTTTGATTCCGTACAAGGCGAAGTGTGTATATTCTGCCCAACCAACAGTTGAACCATAACCACCTTGAATGTTACCAATTAGTATACTGGTAATTGCTGACGTAGATAACCATAATTCAGATTGAAAATTGATGCAACTTTCTTGTGTATTTTGATTTGTTCCACTAAGTGAACGTTGAGTTTTGTATTTATTAGTATTTGCATAATCAAGTATATCAATAATTACTGGGCTAAACATACTTGTAGCAGCACCTGAGCCAGCAAGACGAAATGCTGAACGTGAAGTTGGAGCACCTGCTGTGGCTGCGCCAGCGCTAACAGTTCCAGTTCCCCCACTATTTACATAACCTTCTAATACGTGAACTGCATAGTTTG